TGATATATAAAATTCTATTTTTTAATTCTGGATATTTTTGTAATGTATAAAGTAATGGTATAATATATTCATCATGTGGTAGTTGTTCTCTCATGAAATTCATTAATAAAAATGAATTTTTATTATTAATTAAAATTTTTAAGTGTTTATCTAATTTGGGTAAATCAACAAAAATCTTATTGCTGATTGCTGAATTAAACAGATATGCAGGATCTATTTCAATAAAAATTTTTTTATTTTTATTAATAAATTCATTTAATATTATTAAATTTTTAGTTTCAGTTAAATTATTGATATATACTACATTTTCTAAGAATCTTGAAATTCTATTACAGTTATCCAAATGATTAAACGCAAAAATATTATTTAAAATATCTAGGCATCGTATTACTAATACTTCTTCCATTTATAAAACTTTCAAAAATGTTAAATATATCGTTTAGTGGGTTTTCTATACAACTATTTGTAATTAAACTTCTATTATAAATTAATTTATCTTGTGAATCTAAATATATTTTATGAATCTGTTCCATTGATTTTTTTGATAAATCAGTTAAATTATCCAGTAACTTTTCCATACGCAGTTTATTATCCTCTATTTCATCGTATCCCTCATCAAAAATTTCCGGAAATGTTTCAAAGCCCAAACTTTTAACCAACTTTAATACTCCGGGCGATCCCGATATTATGAATGGTTGATAATTTAATATGGGCTTAAATAATTTTTCACTAATAAATATTTCTTTTTCATAAAAAAGTGATTCATTAACAATGTTAAAATAACTATTTTCATACATTTGTTTGCTATGTATATTGAAGAAATTGGTATCAAAATCGGATCTATCTATAACACTAGGTAATTTAGCTATTAAATCATCTATTGTATTAATTAATTCATTGCTGTATTTTTCTGGAATATTTTGAGGATTATTTTTTAATGACGTAAACATATTAAGAGTTTGTTTGCCTATTTCTGAAATTTCATCACCCGGCATAGAGAATAATGGGTTAATACTATTTTTATTTTTAAATAAAAAAAGAGAAATTATAGCTCTATGTAATTTTGGCACTCTATTGAGACTTAATATCTTGTGTGGGCGCCTTGCTTGATTTATGTTTGTTAAAAATGATTGAATTTCTAAATTTAATGAATAGGAATCTAGGATAAAATAGTTTAGAAAAAATAGATTAATAGGGGAAATGCTATCACGATTTTGATATATGGCATAGTTCGCAGATCCAATAATGATGTTATTAAATTCAATATTTAATTCTGAGAAAAACTTTTTTATTTCATTGATAAAATTTGAATAATTATTACCTTCGTGACCGTCATATAGGAATAGTTTAATATTGCCATTCTGTAATTGAGTAATTGGTAATTTTTTAAAAATTTGAACGAGTTCATTACGCCCGGTATCAGTTCCAAACCAATACCTGGGATTTTTCAATAAATTAAGTGGTAAAATTGAATTAACTGTTGTGTCATTGGTGTAATTGAATAAATTTATATTTGCATTACCATACATTATGAAAAGGTAATGATCTAAAAACCCAACGCTACGATTGCCAAACCATTTTTCATCCAAATTCAACCCATTTGGGTGAAGAGGATAATTATTTTTATCCAAATGGGTATAAAATAAATTAATTTTATTCATTTAGTGCCTTTTTAATAAAAATTCTTTGAAATTTATTTCATCATTGTATAAATTGTTATTTAAACAAATTATGTTTCTATTTTTAATAAGTTTGCCTTTGACTGAAGAATATAGTTCTTGTATTTTTTTAATATTTAGTTTTGATATACGTAATATTTCAGAATTAATCATTTCAATACGTTTACTTTGGTTGAGTTCCAAATCATAGGATTCATCAAAAATTTCCGGGAATGATTCAAAACCATATTGTCGTAAAAATTTCAAAGTATAAGGATTACCAATTACTATAAATGGTTGCAAATTAATAATTGGCTTCCATATTTTTTCACTAATAAAAGTTATATCAGGCGATATGTCGGTTTCTGTAACAACACTAAAAAAACTATTTGTAAACAACGATTCTGAAAATAATTTAGTTGCTTTGCAATTATTAAAATCCGGAATATCCAACGGTTTGGGATATTGAACAAAGTCTAGAAATTTTTCTTCTAACCACGTTTTTAATTCTAAATCTTCTAACCAGAATAAATGGCGTACAATATCATTTTTGTAATCTAATATTGTTCCGTGGTTGTCATTACTTAAACTCCATAAAAATTTATCCTGAATTCCATATTTGTGTATAAATCCTAAGTGAACAATTCTATGCGATCTGGGTACTTTATTAAGAGACAACCAATAATACTGTCTATTCATATTATTGATGATTGATTTGTGTATTAATTTTTCTTTAAAATTTTTTATTTCCTGTTGTGATTGTCGCATAAAAAACGGAAAATAAAAAATATTAAAATTATGATTTATATCTTTATAAATTTTTTGATAATTACTATTTCCTGTTATAAGTATTATTTTATTTTCTGATATATTATGGGTTATACACCATGATTTAATAATTTCTAGATTAATATTAAATCCTTCTTGGCTACATGAAAATACAATAAAAAAATTAGATAGAGATTTAACATTATCAATGATATTGGGTTTAATTAATGGCAATGCTTCTTCAATATACAGGTTGATGTTGCCAAAAAAAGATATATCGTATATAATTACCGCATTGCTATTATCCATGCCACTAATATCGGTAACGATTGAATATTCTAATCCTAAATTTTCAAAATGAAACGGTATCCCAAATTTATTTTGGCATTGGTCTATTACTTGATTTTTACTTTGATGCAAATTGTGTTTTTCTGCATCATCGCGTAATAGTAGTATCATTTATACTCCTTACATAAATCATAAAAATTACTTAATTCTGGAAAAGTTTTATAAAAATTAAGATTTTTTCGTTTATCATATTCTGTGATAAATTTATAAAAATTACCTCGTTCTAAATCTTCATTGGGGTGTTCGGTCCCCATATATTCTATTAACCTATCAAATTGATTTATTTCTTCCATGTAAAAAACTACTTTTTGATTTAAATCAGTTGCTCCGTCTTTTTTCATTTTCCTAAAATTACTTATACTCCATATATTTGAAAATTCTAATAAATCATTTTTAAATTTTTGTTTTATATCATTTGTTAATAGTCTAACGTCTAAAAATTTGGGCCATCTAACATACGAAGTCATTATTGGCACATAATTAAGCCGCTCGTTTTGGTTATATTCATTTCTTAACGCAATTATGTCAGATAAAAAATTAACAAAAGTGGTAACGCTTAGCAGATTAAATGTAATCATGAAGTGTAACCGGTTGTCCCCATTATTTATATTGGTAATAACTGATAATATCTTTTTACAATTTTTTATAAATTTTTGATAATCCATCCCATACCTAATGTATTCGCACTGACTGCCCCAAGCCTCTGCTGAAGTATATATATCAAATCGTTTGATATTGGGTGATATTTCAGAATAATAACGAAGAAGTTTGTCAATTAAATGATCAGGCACGCCCAAGTTGGTATTGATTGCAAATGACAGATTGGGTTTTGGGTTTTTCTTTATATATTCCAATACTTTCCAAGTATTTTTACTTAAAAGTGGTTCTCCGCCAGTAATTCTAAATGTGTGTAACGATGGATATAGATTGGGCCACCAATCCCAAAATGCTTCAACATATGGGTTATATTCTCTATTTAATATGGGCATCTGGCCTGTTTGTTTAAGCCATTCTAAATTGCCGGTATTCCAAGTCGTGGGATACGGACCATATTGTTTAATTTCTTCTAACCATTTGGAGGAAATGTCCGGAGAACAATACGCACATTTAAAATTGCAAGTATTTTCAAATGATACTTCTAAATATGAAGGATTGATATGAGAGTTTGCACCTTTATTTTCTATTTCATCTAGATATGGCATACTCCATTCTGGTTCTATCGACTTGTATGTTCTATCAGAATAATTGTTACCCGGGAGATCTTCTATGTTCCAACAATAATCACATTCTTCTGGTCTAATGTTGTTTAACATTTTTGCTCGTTGTTCTAATTTGAACGCAGTGTTATGCAATGCTGACGGCGACCGTCTAATTTCGTCTGTAGGTATTTTATGCGCTTTGGGATGGTGACAAGAGTGTGTAAACCCATTTTGCAGGTGAAGTGTGGTTTGCAACCATTTGGCTGTACACATGGTTTTTGATTGAAATCTATTTTCTATAGATTTCATATTTTCCCCCATGTCTACAAATTTTTCTTCGTTTAACTTATTTTCCATTATTTAATATTTCTGTTAAAATTTCTATTTGAGTTATATTATTAGTTAATATTGGCATATGCCCCCATTCGTAGACTATTTTGAATCCGTTTAGTAATAGATATGGTATTACAGCCCCGCCCTTACCGCAATAAATATTATCATTAGTGCGCCAAGTATCATCTATAAAAATAAATGAATTTTTTGCCATATAATTAAGGGCTAATATTCCTTGTGCCAAATGTGTTATTTGAGAATTTAAATTATCTTGAGTCATGTTAAATTCATCTTTATACCATTTTCGTTGATTTCTGCAATTTTCTAAGGTCCATTCAGGATAAGAATCATTCCAAAACCAATCAAAATTATCTAAGAATAAAATAGATATTTTTTTATTTAACTGTGGTAAATCATTTAACAGCCAATCCTCTCCTTTTTTATTAATTTTATGTAAAAATGATTTATTTGGTATTTGTTCAAGAGCACTTTTATCAATATCAATACTGTAAAACTCAGTTTGTTTGTATTCAACAACATCACTTATATACATTGTTGATCCTTCATACTTGTGGCATCCTATTTCAACAAATATTCCTTCCGGTATAAAATCTCGTATTAAATTAAATGCCTTATATTTTTGCGGATCTAACATTGGATTTTTCCCCTTACTAATTTATCGGGTATTTCCATAATATATTACTTTATAAGCATCATTAACATATGTTCTCCAAGGATCAACTATAATTGACCCCGCGGGAAATTGTAAATCATATAAATGTTTATTGTGATAACTAATAAAAATCACATGAGGTTCGTTTATTTGATCATATATATTCAAATTTGGATCTATTATTTTAACGTTATCATTTAAGAATGATTTAATTAATAATGAATACGACCCATCGGTATATGGCACAAATGATTTATAAGTTATTCCATATATTAATATGGGCATATTAAATGATTTTAAGTAATCAGCAATATTTTTTGCTTGCATTTCTCTGGAATGTATTATGGCATCAAATAAATCATAGCCCAAGTCTAATTTCTCAGCCAAATAACGTAACGCAATATTATCACGCGGATGGCAAGGGCCGCCATCACCAAGACCGGCTTTCATATACGCCGGCCCCGTGATTCTATAATCACTTTTTGCCAAGGCATTGGTTACAACATCTACGTTAATATTGCCGCTTTTCATTGCAACATCTTGTATCATATTAACTAGGCTTAATTTTGCTGAAATAAAAGTATTGTAGAATATTTTAATAGCTTCTGCTTCATCCCAAGTACCAACTTCATATCTAGTAGATTTATTAATAAATTTACCATAAAAATCAATAAGTAATTTAGCATCACCTGTAATTTCCCCATCTTGTGTGCCTATTATTACCATTTCGGGATCAACTAAATCTTCTTTTACGGTGCCCATCGCTATTAAATATGGATTGTATATAAATCTAGCATTTGTTAAAATTGGGACAAATCTATTCCTGACGGTTCCGGGCAGTGTAGTTGAAATTAAAACAACTAATTGATTTTGATTAACATGTAGATTTATATCATGCAATACTTGTTCTACTATTGAATAATTAAAATCTTTGTTTGGTAAATTTTTGAGCGGAGAACTCCCGCCATACTCTTTTTCGTGTGGTGTTTGTACTGCAATAAAAATAATATCTTTATTTGCGCATAATTCTTTCAAATTATCAACTATCTTAAAGGTAGTTTCGTCTTTGTCCTGAACATCATATCCTTCAACATAATAATGATTGGCAATTACTTCCGCCACAGGAAAGCCCAACTTACCTAACCCTATAAATCCAACTTTCATTTTTATTTCCTCAAATTATTAACTTCATTAAAATACTGGTTTAACCATGCAAAATCATTAATTAGTTTAAGTTTGTCTATATTATTTTTGTAGGTATTCCCATATTTTTTTCCTTCAAGGGCACCGTTTATTGCGAACTCGCCAAAATCCGAATTACCTCGCTCAGAGCACCAGACATCTAGTCGTTGACTCGTTTGGTCATCTTTCTGTCTATCAATAATTTTACTTGAAAGCTTGACACATTCTCTAAATGCGCCGCGCCAAGTATTAAATGGTGAAGTATCAAATTTAGTAATAGAAGCTATTGTATTGACAATTTTGAAATGTGTGCTTAAGCTTGTGGTCATGTCAACTATTAATTCGGGCATATTTAATATCAACGATTTTGGCAATAATTTAACGCCCCCATATCCGTATATTAATTTATTTACTGAATTTATTGATCGCCATACTAATACGTTTTCGGTATTTACTGTATCAGTAACTTCAAATTTGAAGTTATCCAATATAATATTGTCTCCGTCTACTACAAAGAAATATTTAGTGAGGGATCTTTTGGCACATTCTTGGTGTGCATTAAGAATGCCTTTAACGCCATGTGTTCTCTTAACTTGCGGGTGTTTTGATTTTAATAAGTTAAAATTACTATCTGCATTTGGTTCATCATAACTTAGAAAGAATATATCATACATTAAATTTCCTATAATAAATTTTATTTATTATATGGGAGTACCACTATAAATTCAATAATATATCAAGTCCAAAGATGTTTTCTTATTTTGATTAATCTAATAATCATTTCTTCCTCTTCTTGATCTACCTTGTTGTCATAATCGGTTTGAATATAATCAATTTTGCGATATGTGGAATGATCTAATCCTCTCAAATTAAATATAAGTGATTCATTTGATTTTTTTCGATTTACCCAATACTCTATTAATTGCAATATTTCCCTAGCTGCCATCGCCTGCGCGGGCGAATAATCATTACTTGATGGGTCAGAATCAAGAGTGGTCTCCCATTCTAAATATTTGATTCCACGTTGGAGATCCGTTAATTCTTTTTTTTCTTTTTTAAATTTTTTCTTATCAGAAAAAGAAAATTCGTACATAAGCGCTTTTTCTTTTTCCACAAATTCTATTAATAAACTAAATATGCCATGGATCAATCGTGTGTCCATGTCATGGTAATCTGAGTCTAATGATTTTATATAAATTATATTGTATTTTTTACCAAATTTTAATCTAATTTTCCGATAAAAGGCACTTATTCTATAAGTAATTTTTTGTCTAATAAAAGAAGTTAGATCAAAAATAATAAAATACCTAATTGGAAGTTTATCACGTGTGGTTCGATGCCAATCATTCCACTCATCAATAGTGGCATAATTAGGCATAGACGGTAACAATAAATTAGTTATTTTTGGTAATTTTGATAATTTTGTTAATTTTAATATTTTTTTAAACATTTATTCAATAATATCCTTATTAACCGTAATAAAATATTCAATATTGTTGGCATTTTCTTTAAGTAATGGAATATTTTTTTCAATTATCTTATTTCTAATCACCATTTTTTTGGTTCTATGTTTTTCTGGAATATCCAACCGAGAAGTTAAATCTAGTTCTTCCTTTACTGTAATTTTTTCATAATAATATCCGCGCTTAAGCCCCATTGGCAGATCGTCCCAAATAATGCCTTTCTCACGCAGCATATCATTTACTTCCTTTTTATTTTTATTTTGTAACATTTTATGAGAAAAAATACTTTGTGCCACGCTATTTAACGAATTTCTAGTAGCATCTAGTTGCCTCCAAACAAATACATCAATAACATCTTCCAATTTTGGTACTTGCCAGGTTCTACAATCAAAAACCGGAATTTTATCATTTTTTTCTGGAATATATTTAAGTAGTTCTTTGTAAAAAATAACAGAACATGTACTAGATAATATATAATTAAGTTTGAATATTTTTCCACCGAAAAATAATTTACTCTCTTCACTTGTATTCCAAAATAATGTTATTTCATCGCTTTGCGTGTAAACCAAATCAGCTTTAAATTCTTCTAACAGGCGTTTGGCAGTTTCGGTCATGCAAGTAATCAATCTTTCGTCAAATGGCCGAGTTAATCCTTTTGTAAATGTATGAAATGCTCGGCCATCTAACCGAGCAAGTAATGGTAAACCAGGTATAAATGTTTTTGAATTAACACGTTTTTCAAATTTTTTACATTTTTTTGCTAATTCTTCAGATTTTTTCATAGGTATCTCCTGAGCACCTACCAAAGTTTGGGCTATGCTAATCACTAGCATAGCTTAAACTATTATGCAGCATTGTCAAGAGCTTTTTTCGCTAAAAAGAAATTAGCAAGAGCTATCGCTTTGTTTTCTACAGTAGCATTTAATAATTCTTCATATGCTAAATTGAAATTATTTATATTATTTTGGCTAAATCCATTTAATTTTGATTTTTTGTTATATTGTGCAAATAACCGAGCCAATCTAGGATTATAATTACGTACTCTAATGGATTTTTTTGCTTGAACCGGGTTGGGGGTTGGAGCAGTGGTTTTTGCCGCCAATACACCAAATGGTGAATAAACCATTTTATTTGGTGTAGAAGTCATTCTTGCGCTTTCGTGTAACAGAAGAGTATTTGGGGATGCGTTGTTTACGATCCAATCATGAACGATTTTAACGTCATTGGCGTTTTTACCAATTGCATCTCCTTCTAAACGGAGAGCCACAACACCGGTAACGTGTGGCGTCGCCATTGAAGTTCCGCTGATTATTAATTCATCAGTATCGCTAGTAAATCCTGCTCCAGCAATATGCTGACCTGGCGCAAATAAATCAACTACTCCGCCAAAATTTGAAAATGAACATATTCTATCTTTTATATCAACTGCGCCAACAGTTAATGCTCTGTCTATTTCTGCTGGTAAAATATTATATGTGGTATCATCTAAATTTTTGCCATCATTCCCCGCAGCAGCAACACAAACTATGCCTGATTCAATGCAATCGTTTATTGCCTGTTCTTCCATTGTTACTTTTGGTGTATTTTTTGGTCCACCAATAGACAAATTCATTACGGATGGTCTGTTGATATTATTTGTTTTTTTGTTATTATGATGAGCCATTGCCGCATTTATTGCATTTATAACAGCAACAAGTGGCGCACCACCAGTATCAAAAATTCTTGCTACTAAAATTTTAGCTTTCTTAGCAACACCATATTTTTTACCAGCTATGGTTGAACTAACATGAGTGCCGTGTCCTTGTCGATCTTCACCATACGCAGGATTTGTTTTTTCGTTATAGTGATCATATATTATTTCTACTCTATTTTCAAAATCTACATGTGATTTACGTATACCACTATCAACTACATAGACGTCAACATTTTCGCCAGTTTTAGAATATTTGTATTGCCCTTTAATTGGAAACCAATTATTATCATTCCATTTCGAGTCGGTACCAATACGCAACAGCCCCCAATTATCGCCAGACGCATCTTTTTTAACGTCGACTGTTTGAGTATTGGTCATAACAACCGGAGCATCATAATCAACAACGTGTATTACTATTGCTTCTTCTCGCATTTCTGTTTTGCGGGCACTATCAAAACTGATTAGATAATGTCTTTTTAACTCTGTATAATCTTCCATAACCGTAACATTATATTTTGTAAATAATGCTGCAATATCTGCTTGGTTTGCAGATTTTTCTACAACTAATAAGTATTTTTTAATCATTGTTTCCTCCTTAAGGTATAATAGTATTTAAGGAGGAAACACTTTTTATTAACGCTTTATATTATAGTGAGCGCGTTATTCTTCGTCGTCATTGCCCCAAATGTAAGTGCGGCCAATAGTTAGATGTAGCGGCCAATTGGTTGGCAATTTGAGCTCTCGACGAATATCCATCATATCCGGACTATGAACATTAACAATCCAAAAATCCGGCTTTTTGTCTGCTTGATGAACATCCATGTTGTAAAAAAAATCCATTTTCATGCCTTCGTATTTCTTCCAAAGACTCCGCATGTTTTCCGAAAGACGATGCCCTTCGCCACGGAGAATACTGATATGAGCGTCCCAAGAAGGCTGGTGAAGTGAAACAAATGGATATTTTTTCAAACTGCCTTGTACATCAATACCTAGTGGGTTGATTACATTTTTGTTGACAAACCAACGGAAATATCTGGTGATTTCACGATCAACCAAGGCAACGCACCATCCTTGGGTACGACGCGTCATACCCGGGCGCGCTGGATCGTATTTGATGATGCCTGTGCCTTTAATCATAACCATCCCCCATTTATCTTATATTACAATGGGAGATGGGAATGTCAACCTTATACTAAAGAATTCGCAAATTCAACGGTTTCGTCATCTATTGCGCCCACAATACTAATTGCTTTTTTACTATTTAGAATTTTATGAGCAGCATTTTTTAGATCTTGTTCTGTAACGCTATCTGCTATGTTCAATAATTCTTCAAATGGCATTAAATATTGATCTCCATTTACCCAATTACCGCCAATATACCGCATAACGCCGCCGGTAGATTCTTGATATCTGCCCATTGAAACTTTAACTTGGTTTTTAGCTCGTTGGATATGTTTACTATTAAAATTGGATATAACTTTTTCTATTTCATCAAATGATATATTAATAATTTCTTTAACATGTTCTTTTGTAGTCCCCGCTACTATATTAAAATAGCCGGTATCATTAAATGAATTAGATATACTATCAACATAGTAAACTAATCCACGTTTTTCTCTTATCTCTTTAAATAATGGAGAAGCCATGCCGCCACTTAAATAACTTGATAACATTTCAAAAGTTTGACTTTCAAAAATATCTTCAGCAGCACACGATTCTAAAGCAAGCGATAGATTGACTTGCTCAAACCCCGTTTGATGCAACTGTATCCCACCAGCAAATGAACTTTTTGCAACTTGCGGTGTTTCTTTGCGAATTATATGGCTTGTTAGATTTTGAACAGTTTTTACGAATGCATCATGGTCTATTATTCCGGCTGCCACGATTATAATGTTATTTGGTTGATACCATTTATCAACATAATTCTTAAAGCTATTAATATCAAACGTGTCCAAACTTTCCGAAGTTCCGATTATATTGCCGCCAAGTGGTTGATCACCAAAAATTGCTTTATGTAGGTTATAAAAACATAAGCTATCTGGTTTATCACGTCCACGTAAAATTTCTTGTTTGATTACCCCACGTTCAACTTCTATTTCATTTTCTGGAAAAATTGAATTAAATACACTGTCTAAAATGATTTCAACAGTTGAGTTAATTTCAGAAACCAAAACGTTTGCGTAATAAGCAGTATGTGAATAAGAGGTGTAAGCATTTGAACTGCCACCAGAAAATTCAATATGCTCGGCAATATCTTCAATACTTCGTGTGGTTGTGCCTTTAAAGGCCATGTGCTCCAAAAAATGACTTAATCCATATTCATCTTTTGTTTCGTTTACTGCTCCCGCTCCAATAAATACGCCAACAGAAGCAGTAATAGATGGAACATTCATTGTTGCTATTTTTAATCCATTAGTAAGTGTGGTCGTTTTTATCATTTCCTTCTCCTTACAATAATTTGTTATATATAGTCTTTGGAAAAGTTATAAAATGTTAATCCTATAACCATTTACGTGGTTTTCTAAATTTTGGATATTAATGTACCATTTTCCTGTAGTTACCAAAAATGTGTATAAGTTACTATATAATTTTTTATCAGTTGATGCAATTATGCTTACACGATACGGTACATTTTTTATATTAAAGAAATCCGGCCGGCCGCCCCACCCCACACTTAATGATCGAGGAACTTTGCTTAGCCAAAATCTTGGTGTGTGGTCTGGACGATTTGCGTTGTGAATAATAGTGAAATCTAGTCTGGTATTAATTATAATTGGTAGAACATGTGTTTCAGAACTACCCATCGAGTAATCCCCTGAAACAAAGTTATCAAATATTTTAATTGGTTGTTCTAAACTACTCATTAATATATTTATAAATAGTTAATAAATCAATAAAGGAATAATAAATGAGATATTTTGAGCTTTACGAGATGGGCAATGCCTCTGACATTAAAAGTAAAATTAAAAGTCTTTTGGCCGGCACTACAAATTTAAATGTTTTTAAAAACGTGGCCAATAGAGTATCTGCGTTTCTTACTAACCAAAATAAAGAAGATAAAAATACAGATAAAGACGAAGTTACCGAAGACATGTCAACTATTAAAACCAAATTATACAAGATGATAGAAAAAATAGAAGATCCAATTGAGTTAGACAGCATCTATTCTCTTTTACAGAAAGATGTTATTTTAGAACAGTGTAAGATGTTGTATTTAAAAAAGTTTGGGTCAACAGGCAGAAGTCAAGATAGATGGTTTGCTAATTTAATTCTCAACACTAAAAGTTCTTTTGAAGATAAAGAAAAATTTTTAAATGAATTACTTGCAAATAATGGTTTATTTGACGGTTCTGCGTTATTGAGATCAAAAACCGGATCTTTTGATTCATTTGTTAAAACTGGCAATTCTGTTTATATACAACTTAAAACTGAAGTATTAAAACACCGTGGTCAATTGGGATTTGGTCCCGACCAAGGCCCCATGGAAATATATTTGGTATTATTTGGCGATGGAGTATCATTGGCCACAAAAGGTGATTTAGAAATAGCCGGCAATATAGTTGAAATAAAAGCTTCACAAAAAAGTGGAAGTGGTGTTGTGGGTGGTAGACCTGTTGCAACATCTGGATATGGCACTCCTGCCGGTCTTAAAGACAGATTTTATGATAAACTAAGAAAGTTAGGCGCTACTGATGAATTTTTAGAAGCAAATTCATTTAATCTTAATCCCAAAGGGTTCAATAATATTAACCAAGTTATTATAGATAATTCTGTCAAACCCGCACAGACTAAAGAATTAATAGATTTGATTTTTAAGGGTCTTTATACAAAAATGGATGATAGCTTGATAACTCGCATGTATAGTTCAATTAAAAATGATGGCACAATTGATGTGGCTAGATTTCTTCGAGAATTAGCAGTAGTTCAAGTAATATACTATAAAGAAATAGAAGGGTTTGATAGCATTATGATAGCTAATTCGGATTCAACGAATTATGTTCTTATAGATGATGCCAAAGATGCAGAAGAATTATATGATACTGGAAAATACAAATTATCTGCATTAATTAGTTGGAATGAAGCAAGAGGCGGGTCAGCAGTTACTCAAATGATTGTTTATTAACGATTGTAATCATCCTGTATTCTAACAATATCATTTTCATTTAATATATCGCCATATTGAATTTCAATTATTATTGCATCTTCATTACTTGGGTTTTCAATTCGATGCGTAGTACCAACAGGGATATGAATGGTTTGACCAAAAGATAACTCAAATGTTTCTTCTCCAACCGTTGCTTTGATAATTCCTTTTGATACAAACCAATGTTCATTCCTAAAATTATGATATTGTAGACTTAATCGTTGTTTTGGGGAAACTATAATACGTTTGACTATGGAATTTGGATTGTACGTTTCGTCTGAAATAACTTCCCATTTACCCCAGGGCCTATTTTCGAAATCGCCAGTTTTGTATTTTTTCATTAAAATTTACCTAACTTTTTTATATAAGTAATTATACTATTACTTTTGGTTGTAGAAAACCAAGTTAATTTGAAAATCATCGCTTCATTCTCATCCTGTATGAGAATACCAGATAAAGGACCATCCTTTATTATATGGTATGATGAAATGTTTTGCTTTAGCCATGCTATCATGGGTTTTGAAAACTTTTGTTTCATGCCTAATTTCTTTTTTCTTGGTTTATATAGCCAATGTTCTCCATGTTTTAATTTAATAAACATTTTATTCCCTATATTAAATTGAAGCCCCGCCCGGTTTAACACCGCTTTCAATCATGCATTTTCTTGTATAAATGCCCCTTCCTTCTTTTCACTATTGCAGTTGATCATTCTTCTGTAAGCAGAAGAAGTGTAGTCTAGTAGTCTATTTTGATCTGCCCGTTAACCGTTGCAATCGGCGTGAGCATTTAGTACTTCTGAGGACCTGTAGAAACGCATTGTACGCATTTCTTTGGCGTACCGGGGCACATTGTCTATATGGAGTTTTGTTCCACAAATAAGAGGTGTCACCTTCCAATAATATATTTATATATGGTAATATTATTCAAGTCAATTTTAAACTATGACATTAATTTTTTGTGTAAAATATCCTGAAACCAATCGGGTCTGATTCCGGAAGCTTTCCGTAGTTCAACTTCATGAACACTTTTAATTTAGGCCAATAATATGTTATATCATATTACGGAACATTAACTTTATACTCTCTAATTCCTGGATTGTTTTCATAAAAAAGAACACTTAATATTTTAATATTTTAATATTTTTGTTTCCGTCGCCACCCACTAAATTCCAATTAACTTCACTATGGCCGATAATACGCATTTCTCGGTCTGCAATATATTTTCTTCTATATGAAGATGAAAATGCAAATTTTAAATATTCTACAAAATTCATTTAACAGCCCCTGTAATGAGAGATCTAATACTCATCCAACATTGCCCCAACATATTAGTACCATGCCATTCCGTGCCATTCCATGCGGCGCCCCAATATAATCCGGATTCATTTGGCCTTTTAGTTACGTCTTCTATAATAATATCATCGTTGGTATTTGCTAACTTTTCTCGCAAATCTAAATGTGTATCAATCTTTAATAATAACACCATTAACATATTTTCAATGTCTTTTTCACTTCTAGGTGCAATGATACATTCGTTTAAATAAGGTTTGCACATCATTTTTGCTCTCATTGGTGAGTTGTGTTTGATTATTTCTGTTTGAATGATATGGTCTTCAGAAAACCTTAACGCCTGAAACAAGTGTTCGGCAGTTGGATATCTAATATCTTTGTAGGTTACTGGGTGGGGGCTCATATTTCCCAACCAACCATACGGTAAACATACCTTAGTGAATGTAATAACATTTCTCATTTAAAACCATACGTTAATTTTTCTATTAATATGATTTCTTTTAATTCTTTTATTATTACATTTATTTTATGTCTATTAATTTTGGATATACCTTCATTGACTATTTCAAATTGTTCAATTAATTCAATAGCGGATTTGATAGCGCAGGGTTCTCGACATTCAATCGCCGCCAGCTCTGATTCGGTTATCTGTCCCCCCCACCCAGAAAAACAAAAATCACTTTCTTTTTTTACTGTTGATAAAAATGCCTTTTCAACGGCTCGACGCATTGGATTATCAGCACTATCCGGTAGTAGGTTAATATTTATACTACCTATTTTACATTCCCAGATTTTTCGCGTCATAATATACCACTCTAATTAATATAATAACTGTAAAATAAACTAAAATACCCATAAGGTCAAGACTTTGATAAATAATAATACAACCCAAATAAGGAGAAGATCGATGGGAAGACCGCTTAATAAAAGAAATTTTGGCAATCCTGCTAATCCGGGAACTCAAATTAACGTAGAATGCAATTTGACAGGATTAAATACTACTGGCTGGATTGTAAAACAACATTCCAACATTGAATATACTATATCAGACGGGATTGATACCGTAAGATGCAAAATAGTAGAAACTTTGGACGGAGTAGGACAATTTAGAGTTCTAGCAGATAATGATATGGCAATGACATTTCCAGTAAGAAGTTTGCATGGACACAGGGTAAAAACTTTTGAAGTCCAGGACAAACCATGGGATTATACGGCCCCAACCGCTGACAAATTACAAATTACTGGAAATTAATCACACCCTTTTTTGAACATAAGTCGTTAAAAATGCAAAAACTGCATTTTGGTTTGCGGCTTGAGCAAACTTGTTTACCATATTCTATCAACCATTCATGTGCGCCCCATTTATATTCTTGGGGCGTATATTTTTCTAAAATATCAGCTATATGGTTTGCTTCATTTTTATCACTTACGCCCAACCGATAGCAAATACGTCTGACATGAGTATCAACAGCAATAGCATCGCTATCAAATACAAAACGCATCATTATATCGGTACTTTTTCTCCCAACACCCGGAATTTTCATTAATTCTGCTCTTGTATTTGGTACTTTGCCTTCATGGTTGGTAATTAAATATTCAGCCATTTTTCTAATACTTTTTGCTTTATTATTATACATTCCAACAGGTCGTATTAATTCCACTAGTTCTTCATGGCTTAATTCTAATAATTCTTGAGGTGTTTTGATTTTATTAAAAAGTTGTTTTGAAGCCAAAGCAGTTCGTTTGTCCTGCGTTTGGGCACTTAATACAACACTTACCAAACTTTTATATTCGCTGCCTTGGCGTGTTTTCTCGGGGGGCCTATTTGGTTCCGGATCTATTTCATAGAATCGTTTAAAAATTGTTTTAATCTTATGTTCAATATTCATAATTTTTTCCCAATGCTATGTAGATCCGACCTACTGATTAATTGATATCCGCCCTTATTGTATGCCGGCGCCACACTTTTTGAAGTTTTGATTGCTTCGTTGATAGCTCGTTCTTCTCGTTCGCGCATTTCGGGATCCATTGAATTAAGTTTTATTTTTTGTTCAATAATACCCCGTTTTGCTGTGACGGCGGGATTTGCTTTATTTTCAATTAAACTTGGATAAATTTTTGAGGTATTATCTGGCCGTAATGTGGCAAAATATTCTCTACGAAAACGTTCTTTTTCTAATGATAACAATGCAATATTTTTTCTGCGCGCTCTTGCTCTAGCGCAGGATTCTTCAATTTCTCTCATACGCTTTTGCTCTTCTTTTGAAGGTATTTTAATAGCAGCTTTACGTTTTTTTTCGTAAAATTTTGAAATTTTACTCATATGAAAATCCTTTAAATCTAAGAGTAAAAGTTAAGACATCAGCCATATTAGAAAATCCTAACCTAACGCCAAATGAAGAAGTTGGACTTATTTTTTTAATCCAAAATTCTCGAATCACCATCCACTCATCATATTCTATTTTTGTATCCTGCTTATATACACACCCTTGTGAATGCGCAACTGCATAATCAATCATTTCTATTGTCTTATCTCTGGTAGCGTCTATTCTTATGGTATAATAACCATAATCATTAATATAGAAAAAGTCTTTTTCCTGTCTGTTTGAGTTTTTTAATTGTTTTGCCACGCCCAATTAGCTCCAATCTTCCGTCATAACTAATAGTAAGGATTTTTTTAGAAAATGCAACTAATTCTTCACAATTTAAAGTAAGATTATGGGTTTGCATGTAATATACCAGCATATTTCTAATGCGAGCTTCGCTCATATTTTTTTCACGAATTAGTTCGATTGAGATAGATTCGTTATCCATCACCGAAATCAAGTCAAGGTCGGCTAGATCACGCAGACATTCATCAGCATCTTGCATATTTTTAATACTTTTTGAAAGAGCTTTTCTAAAAGCAGGAAAACGAATATCGATTTTAGTTAATACTTCATTTCTAAAATAATTTCGATCATAGTAATTAGCTTCGTTTGACGGATCTTTAACAAACTCTAATCCGTTATCATAGCAATAATTGATAATATCAATTTTATGAACTTCCAGCATGGGACGAACAATGGTGTAATCGTTATGCTGAGCAATTTGTTTCATACATTTTAGACCAGAAACGCCGGCTCCTCGCATAATTTTTAGAAAAAATGTTTCAGTTTGATCATCCGCATGATGCCCCGTAAAAATGGGTAACCCAAACGATTTCAGTGCTTCATATCTTTTATTACGGGCTTCGTTTTCTGTTTTCTTATCAAGATGCAAATTGATTGCGGTAAATTCTACTCCAAGACTAATACACATGTTTCTACAGAAACTTACCCAAGAACAACTGTGTTCTTGAATATTATGATTAATATGAACAGCGTGAATTTTAATGTTAGAGTTCTTAACTAGATAATGAAGGAGAGCAACACTATCCGCGCCGCCAGATAATGCTACAACTACTTCGTCAAAGGCCGGAATTTCAAATTTCATATTATCCTCCGTTACCTTATAAGGATAACATATTATTCAATAATGTCAATCAACTTAATTATCATACCAGAAGACCATTCGAATTTTTTCGTATTCGTATTCGCCCAAATCCTCCATATATTCTTTTATATTCGCAACATTATCAAAATTGGGTAATTTTAAAAATAATTCATCCAACATAATCCACCCGGGCGTATGTGCATCGCCTTCATCATGAACGAATTCGTTTTTGATTTCACGACATGTGTCTACCGGTAATCCGCAATTATCATTAACTATTGGAAAATTAGCGGTATCGCCATACGCTCGTACCCCGTTGAGTTCAGAAAAAAATTGATAATTCCTACGTCTAACCGTGTATGGAATACCCCAATCGCGTATTACGTTTGGGTTATCAACAAATAATATTTCAGCTTCAGCCATGGGCATGTTAATATAAAATTGTTCTAATTTGGTTAAAGCTTCTTCTTCGTCATTACACCCAAATAATAACATTGCTTTTTCGGATTCGATTTTTATAACTTTGGATTTACCCATGGTTAACCCTTCATACCAATATTTTCTATCTAATTTTGGCCTAGTAGGATACGGAGTCCAAATTTTTACATTACCGGAGCCTGTTTCAATTTCATGATATTTTTCAAAATAGATATGAATGTCGGTACCCATTATGCATCCTCTTTATAATTGGGTATAACCATGTACGGTAGTTCTAGCTCATTTAGTTTTTTGGCATCTTCTGCGTTAATTTTACCTTGTATTGGTCTATTTTCTGCGGAACCATTGTGTATATCAATTATTTCTTCAGCAAAATTATCGCCAACGTTTTCAAAATTTTGATCTATATATTTTTTTAATTTGGATATTTGTTTTTTAATATTTTCTTTTCGATTACTTGGCGAAATGTTGGGCGCCATTACCTGTTTTTCAACACTTACCGAATTGCATATGGGACAAGAAACCATGTTGCTTGATTTTTGTATATCAAAATCTTCTGAATTTTTAAACCATCCTTCAAAAGAATGATTGTCTTCACATTTTAATGAATATTTAATCATTATATTGCCGTCAAAAAATTATATTTGTTTAAAAACTTTTTAAGTTCATCACGATTGTTATTTGGCACATAATTATCTGATAACTTGTGCAATGCGGTAAGAAATTCTTCTAAACCATAAATAAATTCTATTTCTTTTCTATAGATATAATTTTCTTTATAATTTGACCGACTGGCTTGAAAATTTACAGTTTTTTTAACTATATCGAAACTTAGCATTTCGATTTCCCAATCTTTGAAAAATATTTTTTTATCGTACATTATCGTGTTTCTTTCAAAATTGCCAAAGGATGCACTTTATTAAAAAATTTATTGGGGGACCATTCTTTATTATTATAATTATACGCAAACCATGGCGAAAAACCAAGAACTAAATGCAACCTAACTTCCGGGGTTTTAATAAGAGAAAAAACTCTATGTGGGATGGCAGTATCCCACCAATACATATTATTAATTTTTAAATGTTTTGGCAGTTGGTTATCTAACTGAAAAACAAAATTTTCATTTGTTTTTATAGGTATGTTAATTCTTAACATTTCATATGAGTCTTGATCTGTATGCCACCCAACGTCTCTTGTAAAATTATTATCACCAAATAATACTCCTACTCTGCTCATTATGGGCGTTAGTGGTACATTCAATAACTTAAAAATTGGCCGAGCATATGGCATAATATTTGTATATTTCATACAATCGTTGGTCTTCTCATTTGATTCGGTTAAAGATATGCCCCTATACCACTGCTCTATTGTTAGCCCCAATAATTTAGTATTGTAAATTTCTTCTACCAAGGGTGTTAGTTTAGAAATGTCTATTTCTTTTGAAATTACATTATTATATCTTTTTCTTTTTTGCTTTAACCCAAATTTTTTTGATAGAAATTCAAAGGTGTTCATCTATACCTCGTAATATAAATTCATACTTTATTTTAATCATTTTTGAATTTTGACATTGCCATTTATTCTTCCGTATGTCCAGCCGGAAGGTATTGGATCTAATTTATGAATTTTTTTATTAACCTTTTCATTCGTAATCCATTTTAATCCATACTGTGAATTATTCTCACCGGAATGAGCCAATGACATTTTATTCCTAGAATCCATCGTATGCTTCTTCCCCAACATAGAGGGTTTATTGGTGGGTTTATACCCTGCTTTTCGTCTATTAATGCCGCCTAATATCTTACCTTTTTTGATTTTTTCTTTAATTTCATCAGCAAGGGAATCATATTTATTAAATGGAGATATTTTACTACAATGAATTTTTCTTTTTTCATTATCCCAGTATATTTTATTTAATGATTCAAATCCGCCGCCACCTCCAAGATTAATATTATAATTATCTTCTCTTAGACAAAAATCAAAATTAACTATTTCTCGTTCTTTAAGATTCATATCTTCTTCTGAATCTAAAATGAAAAGTATTTCTTTTTTAAAATTTTCTAAGCCATATTTTTTCAATGCAGCTTTAAGCACAGTACCTGATCCCAAATAGTTATCATTAAGGTCTCTTGTTATATGCTTGCCTATGTAAATTTTACCATTAACAATATTAGTTGTTTTATATATGATATAATATTTCAAATTTAGTTTTTCCTTCTGAGCAGAGAGCAGCGGAATTGAACCGCATGGAGTCGCCCCCACCAACTGATTTCCAATCAGCGACCATCACCATCAAGTATTACTCTCTATAATAACATTATAGCATTAACTATCTGTTTTTGTCAACCATCACCAAACGCCGCCGCTTTTGGATTGCGGCGCGCGGCAACTCCAATACCTCGCAGTGCAGGGATCTTTAGCAGTGCTGCAATTATGCCTTGCTGCAAAGCTTTTTCTTCTAGCCGCGTTACCTTTTCTTACTCTTAGTTTGCTGCCCTTTTCACTACCAAATTCTATTTTTTTGGCTATAACATTACCGTCTTTGTCTTTTTTATTTCCGCAATTCACATACACTTTATGTCGTTTAACATCGCCCTTCATTACTTTTCGTAATTGAACTTTTCTACCGTGGTATACAGCTTCGCTAATTATATCCGGAATCCATCCCCAGTGTAAATAAAAATCTTCTACTTCATCATAAAACTCGTCTTCAAATATGGTGTTTTCATTCAAAGTTGAAAGATACGCTGATCGCCAGCCCTCACACCAAATATCTTCTCCCAAGCTATCACTTCTGAATGGACAGGCTGATAAATTTTGATTGCTGGCAAAAGCACTTCTGCCCATTTCAAAAACGGGCTGCGGATCAAAGTCATTAAATTTCATTACTACTCCGAGTTTTTATAAGTGTAGTATTTACCAAAATTTAAATCTAATGAATATTTTTTCTATTAGAGATAGGTCATTCCACCATTTTCTGCCACGTTTGAGTTGAAACAATCCTTCTTTGGATAATTTGTAATATTTAATTTCATTTATTTCCGGCTTATAATATCTAGTTTCCTCACACAACCAACCTTTTTTGAAAATTGTTTCTCCAATAATAGTGGCATCGGGATAAAATGGCAACACCCATTTATCCCCCAAGCATGTTATCATTTCGCCCTTGTTGATTATTTCCAAAGTAGTCAAATAAACCATACGTATGGCCATAATATTACCACATATCGTATTCTGTTAAATCAATTTTTTTATCAGAATATGTCACCACGGCAATAACGCCCATACTAGTTGGAGTGAAATGGTATGTTATTCCTCCGCCAATGGCGCCTGTATATGGATATTGCCCGTCAAGAGTAAGCATGGCAAAATCTTTTTCTGACATAGTTCTACGTTGTTCTTCTATGTGTTCTTTATATTGCTCGGCCAGCCAATCGGTCAATATTTTGTCTTGTTTTTCGGTTAGTTCAAATTTATATCTATACATTTGGGTACCCAATTACATCAATTTAAAAAAACTTTACTGCATTGCACACCATTTGTCAATATGCTCTTCATTTGACTACTCTTATATAATAATAAATAATATAAAGAAAAATGAATGTATACTATACTCTTACCTATCAAATAAAGGCACATTATAATGAGATATAACGAAATTGTAGCCGAAAAATGGACTGAAAAATACA